AGATAACGATGGATCATGTAAATCATAAGAGACTTACCTGATGCTGTTGGAGATAACAACAATACTTTGCGGAATCTTATTGTTTTAAGCAAAGCATTAAGCTGATAGTCGTGAGGTGTGATTGGTTTGCCGTTAGAATGGAGCTGTAATGATTCGGCAAATTGTTTTGCTTCTTCTAATTTAAATTGATTAAACGATTGTACGTCAGGCGCTATAAGATAATTATAATTGCGCTCTTTACAGAAGTCTCTAAGATATTTTACTAGACCACCATAAAGTTTGTTAGTCTTTTTAGAATAGAGATATATCTTACCGTCCCAAATTCTCTTTTTGTAGAGAGGACTAAATTGATAGTTTTTGGAATAGAAAGAAAAGAAATCCGAAAGCTCGGCTGAAATACTTTGTTCGCATTCAACTTCTACATATACTTCATCTAGTTTACTAACTATAACAGCGTTAACTTTGTCCATGTACAAATCTCTCAAATTCTATAAATGCTCTTAACTGATAAGTTCTAGCATTAATTTCTTTAATAATCATCTCACAAGCAGTTACACCTTGCTCGAATAAAACTTTTCTTGCTGCAATCTTTGAAAGATCACCGTCGGATTCAAGATAAGTGTTAAGATCAGACTTTAGTGTAAATCTAAATGGTTCCCAGCCGTATTTCTTAAGTTCATCTTCATCAAGACGACCGTTATAATATTCCCATTTAATCTTTTTCATTCTAGCATATTCAAATGAACACTGTTTAGCAGCAAGTGAATTTGCAATATGTTGTTTAACATACTTAGAATGAAGAATAGGAGTTCTCAATAACTCTTTTCCTGGATCGGTTTCATCGATCTTAGAGTCTTTTTCCCACATCTCAATGAGATCTTCAAGCGCCATCGGTTTCATAATCACTCACAATAAAAACAAATAATTACTATTATACTCTAATTATGTTGAAATAGCTAAATTTAAATGATGCTTCGCCGTAGATAATTGTATCGGCATCTTTTTCAACATCTAAATCAATTCCCGATAAACTGACAGGGAAACAATCTATGAATTTAATTTTAAAGTTTTCGTTGTTTTTATTTGTATAGATTGACAAATAAGCGTCACTGTACTGTGGAGGAAGTGAAGTTGTCCCTGGAGGCAATGCGCGATTTTGTAATCTTAAATTCACATATTCTTCAAAATCATGAGGGAATGACATTCCGCGAATCCAATCATGCACACCTTGCCATGATCTGTAATCTTCATCTATAATGAATTTAATATCTAATGTCTCATAATGTAAACGGTCGCCTGGAGTGAATAGTTCAACAAATGCTGTTGGTTGCGGAACCATATCAATATGAAATCCTGGAATGTTTACACCATGACAGAAAAATGTCATATCTGGTAAACGGTCAAAGTGTAATTGAAACTTTGTACTTTGTGCTGGATTTTGATTTGATGGAGCTGAGCCGATTGCCATGTGTTATTTACGACCTTTAATAAATCCTAGAGGAATTTCATCATCTATCCTTATTCTTTTATTTAGGGTTCCATTATTAACCCATATTCTATTTTTTGCATGTCCACCATTAATTTGAGATAGTTTTATTTTATTTTTATGTTCTTGAGTTTTTGGTTTTCTTAACTTAGTTGATTTTTTATAACCATTGACAAACTTTGGTCTTTTTGTACCATTAATTCTTTTATGTCCTGATTGAGTTCTTCCTCTATGAAAACCTTCTGGTATTAAAAAATCTTTATGGATGCGAATATTTGTAGCGCCATCTGTTATCCAGACATATTGCTTACCACGTTCAGCATTTGCTAGATTTTGCGTTAATGTTCTTTTCTCACCTTTTTTAGCTAAACTGATTTTCTTTGCTGTTTCGGGAGAACAAGGACCAGTTCCTTCTCCGCCTAGAGTCATATTATAACCTGAACCGAACGATTCATATTCCTTTACGAAATAAGGTTCCATTTCTTTTAAAGTATGTTCTCCGTCCCAAGATTCATAAAGAGTTTTAATTGAGAAGTTTTCCCAACCATATTTTCTAATAGATTGATGTATTAGATAATTAGATCCTGTTCTTGCTGCGCTTAGATGACCGATTAAACGTTCTTCTACGTCGTTAGAAGTATATCCAACATAATGTTTATTGGTAATATTATTAGTAATTAAATATATCTTGTGCATTTTGCATAACCATAAAAAAAAAGAGGGTAGATTTCCTCTACCCTCTCAAAGGAGAGTAGATTTCTCTACTCTCTATTTATATCTCCTGTATCGGAGATTTATCGTTATATTAACAACTATTTCAAATTGGCAACGATAAACTTGCGATAATACACATTGGTATTATTCGTAAGAGCGCCAAGACCTTGAGTTGTACCTTGTGCGAATGGGTTTGCTACGATACCATAACGTGTCTTGAAACCAATTTTTGGTTGATAAGTGTTAGGATCGATAGCACGTACCATTTGTAGAGGAACGTATGGGCAATAGAATAGACCAGCGTCATATGCTACATTACCCTTGTATCCAGTTACAACGTAGTCAGCACCAGCGACAGAATATGGATCAACATATACTTTTACGCGACCGAATAGAGTACCAGCAAAAGTATTGCCTGTATCGTCAACGGTTAGATTGGTGTTGTTGGTTAGAGCTGATTGATAGTCTAGAAGACCTGACATTGCTAATGCTGATGCCACATCTGTTGAACAGATGATCATGTTGCCCTTCCCTCTACGGGTATCTTTAGCAATTTTGTTAGCTTCGCGTTCGATTTGGAAAATTAGAGACTTATATGTCTCAACTTGCCAACGACCTGCTGTATCGCCACCAGTTACTGCTAAGTTGAATAGACCTGGAACGTTAGAGTATTGTGCACCTGGAACAGCTGTTGCGTAGATTGTACGAACAACTTCACGGTTGATTTCAGCAAGAATTTCAGTTGACAAAATATTTGCCAATTCTGTTTCTGCGTCTAGACCATGAACTGCTTTAAGGTCTTGTGCCAATTCGATGGTGTAAGCTGCTTGTAAGCCACGTGTGTTAGCTGTAACAGTTACTTTTTCGATTGAGAAGCCCATTTGGTTCATAGTATATGCACCGCCAAGATCTTCACCTTGAGCATTGGTGAAACCGTAACCAGTGTTAGCTAGACCAAAGATTGAGCTGTTTGACTGACCACCAGAGATAGACAAGTTAGCATTTGCAGCAGCACTGAATGCTGTGAAAGTACCAGTACCTGAATATGCAGTGTTAGCTTCGTTAAATAGAGCTTCGGTATATACGTTCAAGCTTGAGTTTGCACCAGCATAAACTGAACGCATTGCGAAGATCAAACCTGTTGGACCTGTCATTGGCTGAACGCCGCAAACGTCATAAGCCATTAGGTTTGGTAGTGAACGACGAACCAAGCTGATTAGGATTGGGTCGAAACCAGCTACTGGACCACCAGCATATGCACCGCCACCATAACCGCCTGTACCAGCTGAGTTTGGTGGAATTGTTTCGTTAAGAATACCAGCTTCTTCCTTTAGTGCCTTTTCTTGGTTTTCTAGGATGACAGCAGTAACGGCACGACGATATGGATCTTTGATAGATGGCATATCAGCGTGGTCCAATACTGGTGCCCACTTATTTTGAATTGATTCTGATAAATACATTTTCTTTAATTTCCTTTGTTGTAGAGTTCAATTACATTGGTTTTGTGCGAGAAATTGCATTAACATAAGCAGCCATAGATGGCGCTAAGTCTTCTGCAACAACTGGCTCTGAAGCTTCAGCTAACTGAATTTGCTTCGTTGCTGTTTTCACCTTTGTTGGTTCGCTCTTAACATAACTCTCGCGAATGATGCTAAGTTTCTTTACATATTCACCCTCTGTGGTGAACTCTACACCCTCTGCGAGTGCTTTTACTTTTTCAGCTTGTGTGGCGGTGAGACCTTCACATACTGAAGTTACAAGTTCTGACTTTCTTGATTCAACGATAGCTTGAGCAAGTTCAATGTTCTTGTTTAGAGCTTCATTTAACTTAGCTTCAAGTTCTGCGTTTTCTTCAGCAATAGCTTCAAGAACGTCAACTTTTTCTTCTGGAACGTCGATGTAATGTTCAACGAATAAGTTCTTTAAACCAGCCATGAAGTCTTCAACAATTTCTGACTTCAATCCTGATTCAATAGCAACTGCATTTTCGTTAACCCATTCTTCAACCATATAGTTTAAGTATGCATCAACTTGTTCTTCTAATTCTGCTTTGATTTCTTCAACAGTTTCTTCAGCAGATGCTAAAATTTCAGCTTCCATTTCTTCAACAACTGTTACTGCACGAGCAATTACAGCGCTTTCGAAAATAGCAGCAGCTTTAGCTTGGAATTCTGAAGAAAGATTTTCACCGCTGAATAGAGCTTCCATGTCTTCTTTCATGCCCTTCATTTCTTTCATCTTCTTCTTCATCATTTCTACTTTCATTTTATGGGCTTCAGCAATTTCTTCTTCAGTCATTTCAGCTGATTCTTCCATATTTCCGTAGCATTCTTCCATATGACGGCTTACATGTGGATGTTTTCCCATGTATTCTTCGTCATAAACTGGATAACCAGTTTCTGCGAAATGCTTTGTAGCACAACGATGTGCTTCTTCCATATGGTGTTTAGCTTCTTCCATATTGCCTTCTTCCATATGATGCTTATGAGCTTCCATATGAGCATGATATGCTTTTGAATGCTCAGTATGCATATGGTGATGCATATGATGTTTTTCATCTAACTTAGGACCAGGAGCCTTAATTGTTGGATGTGTATATTCATGACCTGCTGTATCTACGTGTTCACCATTTTCTTCATCTGGTGAATGATAAGCTGGATGAGCTTCTGTATCTTTAGCTTGTGGCTTAAGATGCTTCATTGGCTCGTGCATGCTTGCATCTGGCTTGACTCCAGGATATTCTGCTTGACCATGTTCATGGGAAGCAGCCATACCTACGTGTGTGCCTTGTGGATTTTCGTGAGTTGCGCCACCAAGATCTACCATGTGGGCAGCTGGTTGGTTGGCATATTTTTCAATGTCTTTGTGCATATGTTCTGCTGGTGCTGTTGCGCGTGTTTTATTCAGTACTTCAGCGGCAGCTTCTGCTAATGTGCGAACTGTCATTGTTGTCTCCTATTTGGATAAGTTTATTTATAAAATTACAGTTTTGAAAGGAAGCTTTCAAACTGACGTAGTTGAATCTCTTCAAGCTGCTTGCGCTTTGCTTTCTCAATGGCTTTTTTCATTTCATTGATTTCAACTTCTTTTACAAGACCGTTGTCCCAAATCCACTCTTTGCCTTCCATAATGCCTTGTACAAATGCGCCTGGAGCTGAAGGATCAGCTACAATATCTGCCGCTGTGGCAAGATAATAGTCGGGCTGAACATAGTTTGTACCATCAATGTTCTTTAATGAGCCCATGCCTCGTGAAGAAACGCCAAGTTGTGCACCACCTTTCATAAGGTTTTCTGCAATCTTTCCCATTGGTGTTTCTAAAATCTTTGCTTTACCGATCCAGCAATCGCCACTTTCACGTAGATCTACGATCATATGGCTGACGCGATCAAGGTTAATTGTTGGTGTTTCTGGATGTCCTAATTCGCCGAATGCTCTTTTCTTGGATACAAATTCATCCATATAACGAACAACTTCTTTTCTTAAAACGTGCTTAGGATATACGCGACCATTTTTGTTTTTCTTTTCAGCAACTAAAAATGGACCTTCGATGTGAAGTGAAGGATGACCGTCTGTATTTTCGGTTATATACTTTACTTCTTCTACTGTTTCTCTAATTAATTTCATTTTTAATCCTAGTTATTAAGGAACACGTTGTCCTGTTACATCATATTGTAAGTACGCATTAGCATAACCAGATTCTTTATTCAATGTTAGAATGATTGTGTAAACGTCATTTCCTGTAGTGTTATATGTTGCTAAATTGAGATCGCCTGTTGGACTTGTTGCATTGTTTGGAATATAATAATCAAACATGCCTGCTTGACCGCCACCAAATGACGCGATACCTGTATTGCTTGATGCTCCAATCCATTGTAAAGCAACAAATCCATTGGTCATATCTGATGCAAATTGCATTTTAGCAATACTGAATAAGCAAGTTTGTGAAGTGTTGGCGAATGATAATGCATTTGCAGTAACAACTACTGTATTGCTGTTAGCTGTTGCTGATGCATTATAGTATCCGTGGATTTTGACACGAGTTGTTGTGCCTTCGTCGCTTAAAATTTGAACTTCTGGTGCATTTGCTGCCATATTACTATTCCTTAAATTTCGTTCGCTCTAATGAATTTAACAACATCGTTAAAATCAGCAGGTGAAGCATTAACTTTTGCTGCTAATCTATGCTTATTGTAAGTATTTATCATGTCTCTCAGCTTTGTAATTGAAGCTGCTGTTGCAGGTTGAACATTCTTCATCACTGCACCATTTGGAAACTTTACGTCTCCAACTTTACCTTTAGCAATAGATCCCAACTTTTTCCATATGGTTTGGTTTTCATGAACCTTACCAAATCCTAATTTTTCAGTCCCGAATTCATGAGGGAAATATGGAACACTTACATCAAGGTTAAGTAGGTCATTGTGGTAGAGAGCGACTCTTTGGCCATTAGGAAAATTTCTAATAGCCTTGCGCTTCAACAACACAACCATCGGAGGGTCTGGCAGCTTCGATTTAACCTTTTTCAGTGTTCCTTTTATTTCGCTTAGAGTTTTCATGACTCAACTTATTCTTCTTCCTCGTGATGTTTCTTGCTGTGCTTATGAGCAAGTTTCATCATTTTCTTTGTCATTTTATGGTGTAATTTACCATGTTTCTTTTCATGTTCTTCTTTATGAACAATATAGCTTGCTGGCATTTCTGTTTTTCTGCCAGTGATATAGTGCATACGTTCGCCTTGAGATGGTGATGGTGACCAACCGCTAACAGTGCGATCTTGGTGATGTTTTGCAACATCACGATGACGCTTAATTGTATCAGCTGTTGTATCTTTAAATGTATTTGGGAACATTGTCTTTACAACTTCTTTTGATTTTAGATGATGTTTTTCAACTGCGTGGTGACCACTTCCCATTTCTTCTAATGCTTTATGGTGTAGATGTTCTTTTGAACCAACACCTTCTACGCCGTGATGATTACCATGATCAGAATGGTGTGGATTATGCTTATCGTGGATTTGCATACCTTTTGAATCACCTGGAGCTGGATGTTCTTTAGAATATGTATCACCTACATGTTTTGCAGGAGCTGGATAATGCCATGATTTCTTACCAGCTTTTGGTGTTCCCATTCCTGTGAAACCGCCAACTTGATGGCCAGCAATACCTAAATGATTTTCCATTTCTTCATGAATAGGATTACCTGTTAATTCATGATGAGCCTTAGCATGCATCTTTGCTTTTTCCATGTGGTGATGAGCAGCATGATGGTCACCATGAGCCATAGCTTCTGTGTGCTTACCAATATGAGCATGGAAATTAATTTTGTGGTGTTCAGCAGCAGCTGCAGTTGCTGAAGCATTAGCAACATGATGTGCTAATTCGCTATGTGCTAATGGGTCACCCATTCTTTCTGATGATTCAGATTCGCACATGCATTTCGCTTTACCGCATTCTGGGCAAACGTGTTTCTTTTCAGTAAAGAAGCTTTGAGCAATTTCTTGTTTTTTTGCTTCTAATACATTGAATACTTTTTCTGATACTGCTGCTTCAAATGATTCTTTGAATGCTACGGCATCTTGTTGTTGAACGAAGTCGATAAATTTAGTTGCCATCTTATTTGCCCTTTGCAGTTTCTTTTGTAAATGGAAGTTTTGATTGACCAGCAGGAATATGTGGCTTTAGCCAAATTTTTGCCAATGGCTTTTCATTTGTAAACCCGCCACCCATTCCTGGACCTTTGTTTAATTCGTCAGGATTTAAACCTTCAACGTCTGTTCTTGCACCTTCAGCAGTAAATCCACCCTTATGACTTGCTTTCTTTGAAGCATCAATTGTAAGAAGACCTCTTACGTCTTTTTGAAGATCTGACTTATTGTCAGCTGCTGGGTTGTGGTGAATTTGTTTGCTGATTTCTGCAGATAGTTTTTCAGCTACATGTTTTTTTCTTTCAGCAAGAGCAGCCATAACCTTCTCAGCAACTGTTTTTTCGAACAGATCTTTGAAAGCTGCTGCGTTTTTTTCTTCGGCAAAAACAACTAAATTCGACATTTTATGTTCCTGTTTCTTGTGTATCTTTGAATAATGCAGATACTTTTTTATTTATATCATCGCCATCTTGAGAGCCATCTTCAGAACCGCCGTTTCCTTGTTGCGGAGCGCCATCTGCAGCTTGCTGCTGCATTTGTTGTTGCTCCATTTCTGCAGCTTCTTGATTCATTTCTTCTTGCATTTTTTCAATGTCGTTCTCATCGAACTGAAGAACGTTTTCTTGAACCCAGCGACGAGAATAGAACTGGCCAATATATGGCTGAACAGTTGCAAGCATGTTTAGACGATTTTGTAATAGCTCTGCTTCTTTAAGTTCTGTAAAATTATTGTCCTTAATGAAGTCATAACGGATATCTTGTTTAAAGGTATTCCATTCGTCTAAAGTACAAATGCCCTTAAGAGCTAATTGACGAGCAAGTAATTCGTCAAAAATTGTAGAGAAACGTGAGCGAAGTTTATCAACGAACTTGTCAAACTTTAATTCGTCACGAGTGATTTCATTAGAACGACCTAATGAAAATCCTTGTTGAGATTCAAGTCTTGAAACAGGAACGTTTAATGCTCTGTAGAGTTTCTTTTCAAAGTAAAGAACGTCATCCATCTGGCCAAGGTTTTGACCTGCTGGAAGAGTTGTAATTTCGGTGGACTTGCCTTCGCCACGACGTGGCATCCAGAAGTCCTCAAGCATGGACATATGCTTACGATCATCGCGGATTTCGCCTGTGCCAGCATCATACGTGAGCTTATTACGATATTTTGTCATAATATCTTTTAGGTATTGCTCTTGTTTGTTTCTTGGCATATTGCCTACGTCGACGTAGAATACGCGACGTTCTGGTGCACGGGATACACGATAGATAACCGTTGCATCTTCAACGAAGCGCAACTGGTTCATTGGACGGATAGCTTTATGTAGATATGAAAGCACCGTCGATTTTGCTGGATCAAATAGTCCTGATGTTAAGTGGACAACCGAGTCCTCGCTTAATTTAACGCCTCCAGCATAGCTTCCCAGTAATTGTGGCGACTGTACATTGTTATTAGTTAATTTCTCGTTGTACAAATAGAATGTTTCAATTCTATCAATAACTTCTGTACCGTTTTCTTTTTTCTTTGTAATGTTACGGATTTTACGAATACGTCTTGGGTCGATGTAAATTAATTGTTTGATACCAGCACGTGTATTTTCTGGGTCAATTACAACGTGATAGTATAAACGTCCATCAACATACCAACGACGGAAAATGTCTGATGCGAATGAGCCGAAATCTAGAAGTTTTACAACCTCTTTGAATTCGGCTCTAATCATTTTCTTAATACTGTCTGGTTGGTCTAATTCGTCAAGATCTATTTTTACAATATGTCCACGATTATCATGAACGATTGCTTCATTGACGATATCTTCAATGGCTGTTTCCATTTCTGGTTGCATTGCCATTGTACGATATTTGGTGATTAAATCGATTTCAGTTCTATAAGAACCGTCTAGGTCGACATAAATGCCGTAGTGTGCGCCAGTCTGAACGTTAATCGCACCGTCTTCGAGTTGCGGTGTGACTGGCGATGGTAATAGTTCTTCTCCGTCTTCATCGCGGACAATTCTAAAACCAAATAATTTTATTCCTGCCATGTATTTTTCCTCATAATATCAAAATCAAAATAGGGAGGGCATGCCTCCCCACATTATGTTCCTTCAAAATTAAAGAGTAGGAATACCAGATGGTAGATAGTACTGGTATGCGAATGTTACATTAAATTCTTCAAGCTGGTCGTTTGATTGCCAGTTCAAGTCAATTGCGCTAAGATTGGTTGGCCACATGCCTACGAATTGATATTGTTTAATTACATTACCACTTTTACCATATTGAATTACAGTAGCATTAACGCCATAACCGCTGTCAACATTAAGTGCCACATTTGATCTTGCGTTGCCAACTGGACCGTTAATATTTGAATGCCATTCTTCCATTGCATTTCTGATTAGGAAGTCTTCATCATTAATAATTTGTACCGTCCAATCAGCATAAGTGCGGTTTCCAGCAATCTTAACTTCACGACCGAAGTAATATGCTGGAGTTATCCCAATTGTCGATTCAGGCAATTGGGAAGCATTACACATAAATGTTAATTTTTGGCCAGCTGCAGTACTGTTATTGACGAATGTTGGAAGCACTAACGAAACCTGGAACAGATTAGGACGTGCACCATCGCCTACTAAGTTATTTCTAAATTGATCTACATTAAAAGCCATTTGTATCTCCTGGATTCAACTATTTATTAGAACTGGCCAACGACTTCACTGAAGCTTACTCCAGTTCGTACTGCTACGAAGTTTAGAGTAATGAAGTTGGCGCTTCTTGCTGGCTGAATGTAAATATCGCCTCTAAATTGATTTGCGTCAATAACAGCAGGTGTGTTATTTGTTGAGTCGCAAACAATCTTGTAAGCATAAATGCCGCGCTGAGCTTGAACAGTTCTTAGGAATGGATCAACTAGAGCAACAAATTGAGCTTGAGTAAATGCATCATTGAATTCAAACAAGCTATTCTTAGCTGCTTGACCAATTGTTTTCTCAAGAACAATGAATAGACGACGTACATTGATGCGATCAAATGCACTTGGACGATTTTGCATAGTCTTGTCGCCATACAATACAGTTCCCTGTCCTGGGAATGATACAACTGGATTAATGCCAGCCTTGTATAGTTGATCGCGAGCTGCTTGGTTTGGATTAAATGCCAACTGAATAACGTTGTTTAGAACACCACGTTGGAATCCAGCAGGTGACCACCATGGAGCTTTTACATTATCAGTGTATGCGCATAGACCTGCGATATCACCGTTTAATGGGATCCAACGATATTGGTCATTGTATTTGTCGTATTGATATTTCCAACCTGTATCAGCAACAGCATATGAGCTGAATGTGTTTAGAGTTGAGTTGAAATATGTTGTAATTGCATTAGATGGGCTCAAAGGATCTTGCGCTGCAGATAAAGGAGGCGACACGAATGCAAGACAGTCTTGTCTTGCTGCTGCTAATTGAATTGCTTGTTGTTGAACAGTTGAATCAAAGTCAGCAGTCATTAACAATGAAATGTTAACTGCTTCTGGATCTTTGAAGTTGTTTAAAGCATTAATTAGAGCACTGTCTAATGTTGATGGGCTTGCATATGAAATACCATCAGCACCGTTTCCTAATTGTCTGTTGTGTGCTTTAGTGTCTTTGAAGATTGTCAAGCTTGGAGTTGTTGATAAACCGCCCCAACCAGTTGTGTTAGTTGTTGGGTGACCAGTCCATAAAATCCATTTTGACTTTCTGTAAAGAACTTCTTTATAGTAGTTTGTTGAACCATCAACAGCAATAGCATCTGAAAGAACAGATACGCTTGTGTATGTTTCTAGTGGAGTGTTAGCATAACCAGTAATTAAACCAGTTGAGTCAACAACAGCAATATGGATTTCATCGTTTACGTTTGGGTTGCCTGTTTTGTTCTGAACATATGGAGATGTTCCTGGAGCATATGGGAACAATTTTGCGAATTGATACAATGGATCAGCAACGCCAGTAATGATTACATTACTTGTTGAGTTTGGAGTATTTGTCAATTGAGCGTTTAGAGTTACAAGATTGGTTACTGTGTTGTAAGCAACGATTGTTGCGCTGTTGATTGCGCCGTTTGCACCATAACCGCTTGCAATTGTTAGAACACCACCAACATATGAGTTTGGTGTTGTGTTTGGTGTTGTTAAGATTGTTGAAACAAGGTTAACAGTTGATACGGTGTTACCGTTATAAGTTGTTGTACCTGAACCACCACCTGTGATACCACCAACAGAAACGTTAAATGTTGCGTTAGCGTTAGCTGCCCATGCAGTTGCTGATGGCCAGTAGATAACTTGTAAAGAATTACCTAAGTTTCCTGGATATCTTGCGATAGTTGAGTTGTTTTGGTTTCCAGTTTGGCTGTAACCAAAAGATGTTGTATTGCTGAAGTAGAAACCTTCGTTTGGCATACTTACGTTTGCGCCGTATGAAGTATTTGACATGGCATTATTAGCACCAGACAATTGAGCGCGAACGACTTGTAAGTTGTTTGAATATGATAAGAAGTTTACAGCAGTAAAGAATGAATTTGAAGTGTTTGCATCTGGGCTACCAAATGTGTTGTTCAAATTCACTTCACTTGAAATTTGTACTGGTGTGTTTGCAGGACCCCAATTGAAAACGCCAGCAATTGCGCCGATTGATGTTGAAACTGCTGGTGTCTGAGTAGTTAAATCTACTTCATTAATTTGGACGCCTGGTGAAACTAGAATTGCCATGTTTTTCTCCTACGATATAGGCAGAGATCGATAATCTTCATTTATTTATAAAAACCAGTTCTTATTGATACCAGTTCTTATAGAAGTCTTGCAGAGCTGCCCCGTCGGTTTCTTCGACAGTTTCCCAGATCAGACCAACGCTTCTGTAATATTTAGGGTTTTCTACTTCTTCAACTTCATTATAGAATGGAAGAGGCATTTCCTCCTCAATTTGTTTCATTTTCTCTTGATATAATTTCTCACGAATGTCAAAACTGGTTAAATCTCTAAAATAAGGTTGCGAAGTCAGCCAAGCAAATATGACCAAACACATCGCCAAGTCGTCATTTGACCCTTCTTCAGCGGCATAAGTTTGATCTCGTTTCATTACAAAGGTAGAAAGTTCTTCAATAACATTAAAATCTTGAATCAATAAACGTTGATTCTCAATTAATTCTTTCAGCGAGTTACATCCTTGACGTTTACTTCTTTTTGTGGTCTTAATACCTAATTGTTTGGCTCGTCCTTGAGTCAAATAATATCTTCCGTTGGCTTCTTCGCCGTGGAACATGTTGTCGTATTCTAATTCGTAGAACGTTAAATCTGCAACCTGAGCACCAACGTCATTATTTTCAATTAATAGGTAAGCCTCATTATAATGTTTAGCTGTTTGCACCAGTACGTCTGGAAAGTGCATTGGTGAGATGGTATTGTTTCTATATTTGGCAGCAATTGTAAATGGTTCTTTAGAGGTATTAATTACCAAAAATGCAGAATAGTCTAAAGCCTGACCTCTTGACGAGTCGACTGCCATTACATAAAAGTTTCCTGGAACTGGTTCTTCATAAATTTCCAATTTACCATCAAACTTAAGATCTATTGGTCTTGAGAAAGCCATACTTCCTAGAGCCGCTGCTGAGATCAATGTTCCAGCAGAACCGAGGAATGTACAGTTATGAGAAACTAAATCGTTTGTATAATAACGACTCCACTTATCGACATTAACTAAGTCATAAACATATTTTTGTTCTTTTACTCCAATTATTTCTTTAACAATTTTATTAGAAAGAACTTGTCCAGATTTAACAAAATTAGCATAAACGAAAGTGTGTTGGTCTATCTCAAATAAATGATCTTTTGTACAAATAATGTCGCTATTGTCTGTAAATGTTATTTTTATTAGATTTGAAGAAAGCTTTCTTTTAATATTAGAAAAATCTGACCAACCATCTGGAGTCAATACTTCATATTGATTATTAATTTTATTTTCTAACATCGATAGTCTCAATTCTATTTTAGAATAAAGTTCTCCTATTGTAATTTTTTCTATGTTCCCAGTATTTTTATTTCTAACTGTTATAACAGTATCTTCACCAACACATTCCATTTCTTGCATGTACTTCTGTTCACCAAGTACACGTCTTTGTCCAGCAGCCCAAGCATCGTCACGACCTGGAACTTGACGCCAGTTTGCCTCAATAAAGTGGAATCCGTTTACACCTTCTTCGGCTTCTTTCCATATACGATAAAAGTGGTTCATACCATTTGGCGTAGATGAAATTAGAATCTTAGAAGTTGTACCAGAAGAAATCGTTGGGAATACTGAGGTGAAGAAGTCTTCAGCAACGTTGTTAGGAACGAACGCAAATTCGTCAAGATACAAAAAGTGAATTGTATAACCACGAGCTGCGGAACCTGACGTTGAGTCAGCGATGATACGGCATTTGTTTTCTAATTCAATGTCACCTTTGTTCCATGCAGTAATACCTTGCTGCATCCAAATGGGTATTTGTTCGTATGCGAATTTGATACGATCTAGAATTTCACGAGAGGTTTTAGCTTTGTTAGCAAGAATCGCGACTAGTTTACCTTCGTCAAATAAAATGTACCATAACAAATAACCGACAACGGTGGTTGTATTATGACTCAATATTCCATTTGTATATAATCTATGATCGTTAGAATTAACTGTCAAATCAAACATGTTTGATTCTTTATCAGTTTCATACACACTAATTACAGTTTCAGGACCATTCTCAGTTAATATTTTTGTACTATTTGGTTTAAGGTTTTTAATAAATGTTTGATTTCCATAAGCATCAAAAACTATATGATCATCAGCGCAAATTAATTTTTTACCACTTATCGTTTTTACTACCCATTCTTTATATTTAATTGTTTTATGGATATGTGTAATTGGAACCCAACCAGAATCTGATGAGACTTCCCAATCAGAAACATTAATTGATCTTACAAATTTTCTTTCTACTCTGTCAGAAAGTTCAGACATGCTCGAATTTGAGATTGGGGATCTTTGTTGTAGTCGTGTTCTCTCACTCTTAGTATTAAAAAATTGTCGTTCATGATCATTTTTTGTCTTGCTTCTTCTTTCTTTTTGTTCGCTCGAACTCCATTGTGCCAATAATCCCCATCGAATTCTATTATTTTCTTTTTCTCCAAATCTATAAAATCTGGCATCACCGTATTTCCGCTGCTTAATTTCAAACGATATTCCTTGTTCTTGTACTGGTGCATATCTGGACGCTCCCAAGTTGCAAAATAAACTGTTTCTGAAGAATAATCTTTCATAATTTGATTGAATAGCTTTTGTGAAATTTTTGAATAATTTTGTTTCTTGAAGTTTTTTAACCACTTTGCTTGTCGTTCTGCCCAGATTTCTTTTCCTATTTCCTCCCCATGCTCTCGCACACACTTCTCCAAAGAAAATGTTGATTGTCTTTTTGAAAGAAGTTTGTTGGCTAATTTTTGATTGCCGTTTGTTTTCTTTAGCCAATAATCTAGCGTTGTCGTGCAGTTTCCATTTTTCTTTCTTTTTTCCATCCCCTTCTTGAATATTTCTTCTTGCCTCCCACCCTTGACGAATTTTTCGGAAAAAGGAGAGAATTTTCCTCCATGCTGGTATGCGGGGTTCTTCGCGCCTTGAACTCTCTCTGACGCTCTGTTTATTAGAAATTCCGAAACCAAGGGAGTGTTGGGATACATCTGAGTATATTCCAAGGTAGTCATCTTGTGTGTATTTTTTATGTGAGAATGAAGTTGACTCATACTCCTCTTGCAAATCTGACACTCTACTGATGTATTCATAAAATTCTCCTATAGTCGTTTCAAAAATCTCACCACTTTTGGTGTTTCTTATTTTAACTATAGTATTTATAAAAAAACACTTTCCAACCTGACGACCTGCTTTTAAAACGATAAAGCGATTATTCTGAATATCTCTAACAGTTTGTTTCTGGAACGGATAAAGTTTTAATTTAACAAATCCACGGTCAATGGTATTAATCTCAACATAATTCTCAATAAAATATGTGGGATCTTCTTTACATCTCATATATTCTTCGAGTTCTTCCTGCGACATAGGCACAGGAACCCCTGCTTTTTTAAGCTTGGGATTATTTAAGTAAATTTGTTTCTTACTTAATTTCTTCTGGATTATTTGCGCTGGTGTTGACATTATTCTTTATTGCTTTTAATAATTCAGCTGTAGTTCCTACAAATAAAGCTGCATTATTTACATTGACGTTTTGTGTAGTGTTAGTAACTTTTTTCTCTTTAACTTCTATATCTACAAGAGTTTTTTGTAGCTGAACAAGTTTATCAGTTAAGTCGCCCACATTCTTAATTAGGTTTCCAGCAACTTCATATGCTCTAGGATGTTGCATTTCGTTTGCAACTTTTAAAGCATTATCTGCTGCGGTAGTTCCTTTTTTGATTAAATCGTAAAGATTCGCACGAACATGTTGAATGTCCGCTTCTTTTTCGTCTTCAACATTTACGACTTGAAATTGTTGTGGTTCTGTGTTGGCGACTACTACAGGAGTTGTTTCTTCTATAGAGTATGTGCCAAAAACTTCTGCCAAAGATTGATCAGTAGAATTATTCATATTCCGAAATTGTTATAGTAAAGCCAAAGTCATCACCAACATTTGCAGTAGGAGGATTCGGTGTGACCACTACCGAACTGTTCTCAATATTTTTTGGGTAATATGAGCCAATCTCATAATTGGCATTGGTTATTGATCCAATAATATTCGCACTTGTATTTAGGTTGCCTTGTTTATTAACAAGAACCAATGTATTTGAAGTGTTGCTCCATGAAGAAACAACAGCAGTCACTAATGCTGATGGAAGATTTATTCCTTGATAGACAGTTTCACCTGTCATATAGTTACCGAAGCCAGTGCTTGTTGTAATTATAATTGGATCTGATGGCATTCCAGGCGATCCGCTAACATTGGCAGAAACTGTTTTAATAATATTGGCTTGAGAAACTGGACCAAAGAAGTAAGTTTTCATTTTAAATGTCAAAGTCCAAACTAATGTTCTAACTGTTGTTTCAGCTGGACCTTCGTATTTGTTTTCGTATTTAATATCTTCAAGAATAATTGGAACTTCTCTGCTTATGTTCATTGATTCAACAAACATCATTGAGAGTGTATAATCTGGATTAAAGAATGGTAGAATTTGTTCTACGATTTGAGTTCCGTCTTCAACGTTACGAACATAGATGTTTAATTCAAATTGTAAATTATAAGGAACACCCTGATATTGTGAATTTGCTTGTGTTGGGCTTATGCCGCTTCCAGACTTTAAGAATGAGGAAAGCTTTCTAGATGGATCATATTCAATATTAGTCATTTCAAAAGTCATAACAGGAAGATTGATTTGAGTTTGTTTATGTAAATCAAAGTTCTCTGCTAGACGGGTTAGAAAATCTTCTTTACCTGCATATTTTAATGGAACGTTTAAACGATTAATTTCGTCGTAGGTGTCTTTTGCATAACGAACTAATGTGATGTCTTTAAATATGGTGCCGAATGCGACAACCATATTTCTTATAGTTCTATAATAGAATGGATTATTTCCTAACATGCATCACCTTTATTAGTTACCAATTGCCATCCAGTTTACAGTATTTGCAGTTGTGCTATTTGTTCTAACGTTGAACGTGGTTGAGTTACTGGTTGTGATAAATGCAGCGCAGTTTACGTTCGCACCAGTCGCGCCAACACCACCTTGAACTGTAGTTGCAGTTACTTGGAATATATTAGTAAATGGAACTGGGAACGTCACAGTAGTGTTTGCATTTGTTACAGAAACATTACCCCACTGGAACAATAATCCGTTTGTTAACCTGCTGTAGCCGTTAGCAGCGGCAGATGAGCTTGTTCCAACGCTTAATGTATTTGAAGACACATTCAATGTAACCAAGTTCATTGATGTGTTGACAACGAAAGAAATATTCGCGCCAACTGTTCCGTTAGCTGTCACAACAGCATTGACTGATGCTGTATTGTTAAATGTCAAATTAGCTGAGTTTGCTAACACTAATCCGCTATTTGCAAAAACGTCTGGAATGTTATTGTTTGCAGCAGCATAAGCAGCATTTGCCTGGTTATATGAGTTGTATATTGCAAGATTAGCGAAATTGGTGAATGCAGTAGATTGACCTGTTGAGTCTGGAAATACTAAAGTGTTTGCATTAGTAAATGCCCATCTACCACTATTAGTGTTTGCTTGAATATAGACAGCATTCATATTGCCGTTTGCCATAATTTTACCACCAAATGTTGGTAGTGTTATGTTGCCAAATTTATCAAACTGCCAGTCTGCAGACAATGTTCCATCATAATTATTGGCAGACCAGTTTGTTCCAATGAACCAACCATTAGCGTTTGCCCACAAGTATTGGTCATAACCATAATTCATGGCAACATAGGTCATTGTGTTTGGTGTGAACAATTCTGCGGCATTTTGCGCATCAACGTCACCTAACGCAGCTCCGCTTGGTGGAATCTGTAGTGTTGGTGCATTATATGAAAGATAAGAGTTGTCAAATTTCCATGTTAGTCCATTAGCTGTAATTGCTAATTGTTGCCCACCAGCTGCAACATTGATTGCAGCAGAATTATGAAATGGGTCAAAACTACTAATTGGTAAAGTCAATGATCCATCAGTACCAAAAGTGAAAACTGCACTGTTAGCATTAATTTGTACTGCATTAGCACCAGAAACAATTGAAACATTTGATGAATTATTGGCAAGATTGAGAACGCTATTAGCATCGATGTAGGAAAGATAACCATTATTAGCAATACCGTATGGTGTTCCTGATTCATTAGCGACATTTGCCAAATAGTTGGAAATAGCACCAAAGTTTGCATCGAATGCTGATAGATTTGCCGTCTGCGCTAAATTAGCGATTGCATATGGCATTGGGAAATTATTTGCGTAGAACATTTTTTACTTGCCTATATTTTGCTTGAGTTGTTTGATTTAGGAGATCCAACTGGGAATTCTACCAATTGATCAGCATTATTAAACATATTGACTTCTTGACCATTGACATTAATGAAGATCGTGTCTTGGTTTGTAATGCTTGTTGGAATTTGTGTTGGTTCGCCGAATGGATTTGATTCACTAAAGTCAAGAATATCATCAGCTAATACACCTAATTCAGTATTATTGTCATCTAAAGCATTTGCGTTATTCAGACCATCATAACTGTATAGTGTGAATATTGCACCAGAATTAGCACCATGAATTGCGGCGTTTGTTACAAAGACGCCTTGGATGTTCTTTAATTGTAACGTTGACGATGGAAGATCCCAATTTACGATAGTTGCTGTTGCAGTTGCTGCTGATAGATTTGATCCTTGATATACTGGTTCGCCTAATTGATAGGTCAAGAATCCACCAGTTTCCATATTGAAGTTGTATGAGATGACTTGTGTGTTGACTGCATCATCGATTTCAATAATACCACTATTAACAGTTTCATTACTGTAGCGGAATCTTTCGCAAACTAATTCATAACCATAGAATTTCTTTTGACCGAATGCATAGAAAAAGTGTTGTTGGTTTACAAACTTAATTTCAAATAATGCTTGGAAGTTTGTCAACCATAACAAGTCGCCTTCGCGTGGTCTTGAATATGTTGATGGAACACGACGCTTGAATGCATCGGTTGTCATTAAGAAACGAATTTGGTGTTGAACTTCTAAACCAAATTTACTAAACAATTCTTGACCTTCGAAGTTGTCAACATTCTTAATGTAAACTTCAACAGGATAAGAATCTGTAAATTTCTTAGTTGGGTCATCGCCGAAAATCAGATCAGTAGTTGAACCTGATGTGCGTGGGAGATAAAAAGAATCCAATCCCCAAATTTGAATTGTCTCATTGATCAGAGCATTATAGAGTTCTTGCTCTGGTTGAGAATTAAAATTATTAAAGTAATGATTTGTCATAGATTAACACCAAACTCTTTTTCCTGTTTCAGGATCTTTAATCCAACTTCTACCTGTGAATTTCGCTTTATTATGAATGCTAACCCAATTACATTTTTTACCTTTGTTTGGTGGCGATTTCCCTATCTTAGCTAAACTCATTTTTTGTTTAACTGTTTCGGATTTGCTTGGATTATTTAACATCATTCTTCTTGAGCATTTTCTTTTTCTTTCTTCAGTCCAAGCAGAACTCATTTTTTCTCTAGTCTTTTCAGAATGAATTTTATCTAACATTCCACCTTGACCGCCATATGTCATATTATAACCATTTTCACTTATAAAACTATTATGTTCTTTAATAAAATAAGGCTCCATTATATTTAATGTGTGGTGCTTATCCCAAGATTGATATACAATTTCAAATTTAAAATTATCGACACCATATTTACGCATTGCTTCATGTAACGCATAGTCGCTGCCTGTGTTGACAGCTGATTTATGCTCAATTAATCTTTTACTTGGATTTTTTTTAGTAAACCCAATATATGATTTATTGTTAATGAGATTAACAAATTTGTAAATTGTATAGATTGTCGGAGCCATTATGATGATACCTTAGCTCTACGACGATTAGCTTCACGAATCTTTTCGCGATGTTCTTCAGTCATCCAATTCTTTTTTCCTTTACACCAAGAAACATTACCTTTTTTAAAAGATCCACTATTAGAACCAATTGGTGGTCTATTTCCATTTCTTAAATTGGCTTGACGAATCTTCTCACCCATTCCAGCTGGCATCTTTCTACCTTTTCTGGCTTTATTGACTTCTATTCTTTTTTGGCGTGCGGCTTCTGCTCCATTAATCTGACCAGACAAAGTCAACCAAGCAATACGATCTTGCCACTTACCATGTTGTTCAAACAAAACACGATGAGCTTCTGCATGTTGTTCAATTGTAAGCTCAATTAAATTGGAAGGATCATCGAATCCACCCATATGTTTAGGAACAATGTGATGTTTATGGACAATCATCTAGCCGACCTCAAATTGAGCTGGCATTTCGTACATGTCTCTTAATTCTGCTTCTAGAGCTGTACATTGTGCATCAGCTTCTTGCCAAATTTGTTGACCGTTAAGAGCAATTCCACCTGGAAGTTGAACGCCAGCAAACTTCTTAAGATTCTCACCCCATTGTCTTTTAATTAAAGCAGTGGTGTATCTCTTAAGCCAGTTATCGTTCCAGAATGTTGTGACTGTTGCTGGGTTTAGTGTTGCGTATGCTTCGGCAATAACCCAAGAACCAACTGTAACTGAGCCGCCCCAGTTTACGTCGATCCAGAGTTTATTTTCGAATTGATTGTAACGGATTGGAACTTCACCAATGAATAGCATTTCTAGAGTACGAATGTGTTGATTAGCCAATTCGAAGTAAACATAATCGGCTGAGGTAAAGTCGTAAAGTTCGTTTAAACGAATCTGATAGTTAATATCGAACATGTTAAAGTTCTGAGTTGCCGCAGAATTAACCTGTTCTGTAGAAAGTGTAAAAATACGAGTGATGCTGATGATAAATGGATCAACTGGAATCCAACGATTGTTTACATCATCTTGCGTAATTTGATGGCGCATGTAAACTTTGGTTACAGCATCGTAGTGAAATTGTTGCCACAATGAGATGGCTTCATCGATACGATCATCGACTTGATCGTCATCAACGTTAATTTCAATTACTGGAAAACCTAATTTACGAAGGCAATAGGTCTTTAAGTCCGATCTGCTTGCTGGAATCATTTATTACACCCATAGTGTGAGTTCTTATTATATTTATTAAATGATTACGGTTAATCAATTTCAACAATAACGTTGCTTCCTGGACCTGTTCCGAGAGTTACAGAGAATGAAGTTCCTGTATTTGAAGTTACTGGATAGTTATAATAGTTAATTTCAGTTGCTCCAACAGGAGTTGCAGTTTGTGAAATACCGCCTCCAGGAAATGGAACTCCAAGAACAGATGTTGGTTGTCCTGCTACACCGCTAACTGGAGTTGTAAATGGTGTTGTAGAAGGAATAAACGCTTGATATGGTGTCTGTCCAGGGGTTTGATATGGCGTTTGGTTTGGAGTATAGAAAGGTGTTGTTGACGGAATAAACGCTTGATATGGCGTTTGTCCAGGAGTTGTGTATGGCGTCTGGCTTGGAGTATAAAATGGTGTTGTTGATGGAATAAATGCCTGATACGGTGTTTGTCCAGGAGTTTGATAAGGACTCTGGTGTGGCGTTGTGAATGGAGAAGTCGATGGAATGAACGCTTGGTATGGCGTTTGTCCAGGAGATTGATATGGCGTTTGACCAGGAATCTGATATGGCACAGCCTGTTGATATGGTACTGCTTGCTGATATGGAACAGCCTGTTGATATGGTGAGGTTCCAGGAATCTGATATGGCACAGCCTGTTGATACGGAACAGCTTGTTGATAAGGAACTGCTTGTTGATATGGTGTTGTTCCAGAATATGGAGACTGCCCAGGAGATTGTCCAGGAGATGTTCCAGGATTTTGAAAATAGTTAATATATGGTTGTTGATATGGCTTAGGGTGACCAGGTCCTCTCTTATGTGGAATTGTTCCAGGAACTGATCCTTGTGATGTGTATGGTTGTTGGTATGGACTTGTATATGGAGTTGTCCCAGAATATGGAGACTGTCCAGGAATATAATACACAGATGGAATATAATATTGTGTTGGAATATAATATTGCGTAGGTGAGGTATAAGGCGACTGCGATGGAATATAATA